AATCGATTGCTTCAAGAGAATGTGCTGGAGATCAAGTTCGTTCGACGAAGACCTAAGCCAGGTTCATCACCGACACGTCGCATGCTGTGCACCAATGCAGCCACTTTGCTTCACAGTCGAGAAGCTCGCGAAGCATTACACTACACACCCACCAAACAACCACCCAAATACAATCCCAGAGCCAAAAACTTGTTGATCGTGTGGGACATATTCATGCAAGCATATCGCACCATAAGTGTTGACAGTTGCGAGCTGATATCTCAAATCCCAGCTAATGATGAATTCTGGAAGTATTTCAATGAGGTGTTGTACAAAATGACACCAGAACAAAAAACAACATTTATGAACATATGAACGATCTAGAACAAGCCTGCAAGCATATATTGCAACGACCCATCAAGATAACAGCCAATCGAACCAAACTTCTTAGAAGAGGTAAGCTGCTGCTGTTCAACATCAAAGACCACATCATAACATTCAACATCAAGACACACAAGGGAGCCATTCGTACGTACGAGATATTCTACCCATTCAGTGTACGTCTAGACAAGAAACGTAAAGAAGTGGTGCTAGGATACGAATTCGATCATCTGACAGGGTCCAGCTCTCTAGACGCTAATTTTCTTAGAAAATACAAAGACAAGAGCAATTTGACTGATAGCTGCATTGTCATTGAATTCGAGTGATTGATCAGCGCGCTGATATCAGCCATGCTCTCCAGGCAGCAATGGTCTCAGAACACAATACACCTATGAATTAACATAAGCGTATTGGTGCTGTGCATACTATCCAGTGTAGCATGTGTATCAGAGCATAGTGACCACTCAATCATGAGATCTTAACTTTATGGGGAATCCTAACCTATAAACCCCGGTTCGTTTGAACCGCTAAAATATACCAGCAGTGTTGCTGTAGTTCGGTGCGATGCAGGTTATTAATCTGCCGTTTTTATCCTGTCACTCACAGGGTTTCATTTAGCGTTGTCCTTCTAGCAGTGTGCTCTGCCAAGTCGATTCCTGTCTTTGAGTTGACTACCACTCACACTCGTGTACCGAAAATGTTGACAGGAAGCGCTGCAGCGTTGTTTCACACTCGTTCGCTTCTATTATATTAATATATGGTATATAATAATCAACTACATAAGTATTAGTAAGTGAAGAAACAGCCATTTTATTTCGAGATCAAAGATATTGTAACTCAATTCATAAGTGCGTTCGATGATGTAGTGATATCGAGACACAACAGAGATCGGTCAGTTGAGAAACAGATCAAGGTAAGATATGTATATGCACCAAAACAGCGAGTGGTTCATGATCTAACCAACAAGGCTAAGCACATCACACTACCTGTTATAGCAGTTAATATAAGCTCCGTGAGCAGAGATCCAGCTCGTGTGTTCAACAAGATACTAGGATCACACCACCCTCGAGTGGATGAGTTGGCTGGTTATGAGGTGAGAAATCGAAATGATTTTCTCAAACCACCTACACCTATTGATATCAGTCTGAGCATGTCTATACTCACAAGATATCAGACTGACATGGATCAGATACTGAGCAATTTCATACCATACACCAATCCATACATAGTTATATCGTGGACCACTCCAGAAGGATTGCTACAAGAACAACAGGAGATACGATCACAGGTGTTGTGGGATGGTAATGTGTCTATGACATATCCGGATAGTATAACTGCAGATACTCAATATAGAGTAGCAGCTGACGTCAATTTCGTAATTAAGGGTTGGTTGTTCAGAGATACTGTTGATCCAGAGGGTCAGATATTCAAGGTGACGTCCAACTTCACACCGATAATAGACATGGATTCTATATGATGACACCATCAATATGTCTGTCTAGTGAGGAGTTGTCTTCTAAATTCGTAGATGGTGATTATGTATTGGATCATGACTCATCTATAGGTATTAAGTACTCATCTACAGCTGATGTCAAGATGACATATAGTGATAGTGTTATCAATCATATAGGAGGTAGTTGGAAGATATCACGTGATTCCAGACCATACACATTACACTACGTCAATGCTTCTCGAGAGAGGGTTGTACCACTATCCGGTTGGGTGACATCTACAGGTGCATCATACCTTGGTGTTATAGACATCAAGCAATGTCTAGATGTCAGTACTTCCCTAAGTGCTCCTGTAGACACACAACCAGTGTCGCTTGTATCTACACCCACACCCACACCCACACCTACACTCACACTAGATGTTAGCTCATCTGGATTGAATCACACTCACAATGACTTGACTGAGAATACAATTGTGAGAGCCATACCCACTGTGACACACGTAAGTCAGCTCAAATTACGAACCGGGTTTGAATATAATGTGTTGCTCACCGGATATAGTATGAATTATACAACCAGCGCATACTTGAGCTGTAACAATTCCGCATATGTGATGACCGACATCACTCCGGCGAATTCGGATCAATATGATAATTTCTTAGGTCATGAGATACAATTTGATATAATATCTGAGAATCAAATCATAATAACGATACCGAGCACAGATGTACAAACTACAATAGATATAATTCTTATGAATCCAGCTGGTTATGGAAAACTAACACCAACATACAATCCAGTCAGTACAGAATGGACAGATCACAATCTACAACACTCAACTATATCTATAATAGATTGATATATAGATTGATTGATATAAATATTTAATAGATGGCAGATTATCAACAGAACAAAGGTCGAAGCTCTACATTTGGTAGATCGTTAATGAAGTACATTGGTAGCAAGCTTCCATACAACTCGCTTGAGACTATCAACAACATCAACGAGATCAATCCTAAGTATAAGTTATTTTATGATAATGGTACCAAGAGAGAGGCTATATTAGCCAAACACTCAGTATCACAGCAAATAGCGACAGATGAACCCATGGGGGCTCTGAGTGTTGATACTAACTTTCACAAGTTCATGTATGCCAACATCGATCATGACAAGGGAAAGAGGTTGAAGGATTACAGAATCATGTCGATGTATTCTGAGGTCGCAGATGCTCTAGATGAGATATGTGATGACTTTATAGTTGAAGATGATGAGAATAAGGTGACACGTGTCGCGTTCAGAAATAGTGAGTTAGGTAATATCAAGAAGAAGGAGATTGAGATTGAATTTGGTAAGCTAATGAATCATTTTGATTTAGAGAATAAAGGATGGGAGTATATTCGAAGGTTGTTGGTTGATGGTGAGTTATTTTTCGAGCATATATTACACGAGAAGTATACTGATAAAGGTATATTAGGAGTAGTGGATATACCAACACAGGTCATGGATCCGGTGTATGATAATGTACAGAACAAACTTCTCAAAGGCTTTCTTATGAGACGACCAGTGCTCAATGGGCAGACTGGACAAACTGAGAAGGTAGAGTATGTACCATTTGATAAGAATCAAGTGACCTACATACATAGTGAAGTGTGGAATGAGGATCAGACTGTCAGATTACCGTTCATAGAAAATTGCAGAAGATCGTATAGACAGTTGTCAATGGTTGAGGATGCTATTGTTATATATAGAATGGTTCGAGCTCCAGAGAGATTGGTGTTTAATGTGGATGTAGGTAATATGGCTCCTCCAAAAGCTGAAGCATATCTCAAGAAGCTGATGCATTCATACTGGAACAGAAAGACATATGACAGAGCTCAAGGCACGTCAATCAATGCATTCGATCCACAAAGCATGCTTGATGCGTTCTGGTTCGCCAAGCGATCTGGAAGTGAAGGTACCACTGTGAATCAATTACCTGGTGGTGCTAATCTAGGAGAGTTGTCTGACTTGATGTATTTTGTTAAGAAGTTGTACAAATCACTCAGAGTACCAACCAATAGATTGGAGCCTGAAGCAACATTTCAAGACGACTCGAGTGTGTTGAGAGAGGAGTTGAAATTCGCGAAGTTTATCATCAGATTGCAGAAGCAATTCTCTAAAGGTCTCAAGAATAGCTTCATCGCGCATCTTAAGTTGACTGGTTTGTGGGATGATTATGACTTGAAGGAGAATGATTTCAATGTAGAGTTTAATCCTCCCAGTTCATTTCATACGTTGAGGATGCAACAAATTTTTGATGTGAAGTCGAACAATTTCAACAACATGTCTGCCAATGAGTTTGTGTCTAATACTTTCTCGCAGAAAAAATATCTCAAATGGGATGACACAGAAGTAGCTGAGAATCGAGAGTGGATGAGAAAAGATCGAGAGTTATCCTTCGAGCTGGCTCAAATAGAAGCTCTCGGACCTAACTGGAGAGAGATAGTTGCTCAGCAAGGTCAACCCATGGATGGTGACGGTGGGATGGGCATGGCTGGAGGCATG